ATTAAAAAAATATTAGGAATTTACGATGGCAGCAAATGATAAAGATAAGGGACTGTATAATATATTAAAAAATAAAGTCCCTGCACAATATCGTTTTTATTTACAAACATTATTCGGGGACGATAAAAAACCATTAACAGAAAAAGACCTTTCTTTGGAAGAGTTACAAACAATAGATCGACTAATTAAAGAAAAAGAATCAAAACCAAATTTACCCCCGTATCTTTCTGATCGCCAAAAAACTGAAAAAAAGGACTTAGAAAGAATAGACTTATATAAAGATAAAGGTGCTGCTGTGATTGAAATGTCTAAAGATGATCCTGATTGGAAAAGGTATGGAGAGCTAAATAAAAAAGGGTTTAGAACAGATGAGGAAAAAACAGAGTGGGCAGAGCTACGGCCTAAAATGATCGAAAAATATTGGCCTTTGATGCAGTCTGAAGCTTTGTTTGCTTTAGGAGCAGGTGCAAACCCTAAAGAACTTAAACAGTTATATGAAGATGAATATAACCTTGCAGTAGATAGATATAATGACAATTTAAAATTTTTTGAAACTAAATATAAAGAATATAAAGACCGGGATACTGGGCTGGTAGGGCCTCGAAATAAAGGAGCAATACAATATGAAGACTATCCTACTCCTGAAACGCAAGAAGAAGATAAGCGTTTACGAACTATAAATGAAACGTTAGGCAGGTATAATTATGAGTATCTACCCGACGGTAAAATACGGGTAAAAGACAATTACGATTTTTACAATGAATATAGAGAACCATATGTAATGGATTATAACAATATGGGACCTATAGAAAAAGTAAAAGAAGTTGGTAAAGCCGCTATTAATAATTTTACCAACCCAGAAAATACAGTGAGGGATAAAATAAAAGAGACAGCGGGTGATATAGGTATGGCATACATAGGGGACAAAGGTAGACCTATAAATATAGAATATGACCCAAAAGAAATAGAAAAATTAACAAACAAACCTATTAAAGGTGGATCAAAGGATATATAACGAGGAACTTACAATGGCAGCCAATGATATAGATAAAGGGATTTCCCAAGCACCTCAAGGTTTAGATGACATGATGGAAAAAATAACCAACATGGAACCTGATCTTGAAATTGAAATAGAAGACCCAGAAGAAGTAAGTATCAAAATGGGTGGACTCGAAATTGAACTTGAAAAAGAAGATGACGATGAAGATTTCAACGCCAACATAGCTGAATATTTAGATGAATCTACTTTAGATGAATTATCATCTGATTTAATAAGTGCTTATGAAGGAGACCTATCTGCACGTCGTGATTGGTTAGATACTTATGTTGAAGGTTTAGATTTATTAGGACTTAAATTAGAAGATAGATCCGAACCATGGGAAGGTGCATGTAATGTTTATCACCCATTAATGACAGAGACACTTGTTAAGTTTCAATCTGAAACTATGACAGAAACATTCCCAGCAGCAGGCCCAGTTAAAACACAAATCATTGGTAAGCTAACAAAAGAAAAAGAAGAAGCAGCGCAAAGAGTTAAAGAAGATATGAATTATCAGTTAACTCAAAAAATGGTTGAGTATAGACCTGAACATGAAAGAATGTTATGGGGTTTAGGTTTAGCAGGTAACGCATTTAAAAAAGTATATTATGATCCAAACCTAGAGCGTCAAGTCTCTATGTACATTCCAGCTGAAGATTTAGTTGTACCCTATGGTGCATCATCTTTAGAAACAGCAGAACGTGTAACTCATGTGATGCGTAAAACTCCAAATGAATTAAGAAAACTACAAGTTGCAGGATTCTATCGCGATGTAGATTTAGGTGAACCCTCTCACAGTTTAGAAGAAGTTGAAGAAAAAATTGCAGAGAAAATGGGATTCAATGCAACGACAGATAATAGATTTAAAATTCTTGAGATGCACGTTGATTTAGATTTAAAAGGATTTGAAGACGTAGATAAAGATGGAGAAGAAACTGGAATAGCAATTCCATACGTAGTTACTATTGAAAGAGGTACAGGCACTGTATTATCAATTAGACGTAATTGGAACCCAGATGATAAGAAGATGTTGAAGCGTCAGCATTTTGTTCATTATGGATATATCCCAGGATTTGGTTTTTATCACTTTGGTTTAATCCATTTGATTGGAGCATTTGCTAAATCAGGAACAATGATTTTACGTCAGTTAGTTGACGCAGGTACTTTATCAAATTTACCAGGCGGCTTTAAAGCTCGCGGATTAAGAATTAAAGGAGATGAAACTCCTATTGCTCCAGCTGAGTTTCGTGATGTAGATGTACCATCAGGTACAATCAGAGATAACATCATGACTCTTCCATATAAAGAGCCTAGCCAAGTTTTAAATCAGTTAATGAATCAGATTATCGAAGAAGGTAGAAGATTTGCTTCTGCTGCTGATTTAAAAGTATCAGATATGTCAGCGAATGCACCTGTTGGTACAACGTTAGCAATATTAGAAAGAACACTCAAGGTTATGAGTGCAGTACAATCTAGAATTCATAATGCTATGAAACAAGAGTTTAAACTCTTAAAAGGTATTATTGCAGATTACACACCAGATGAATACTCATATGATCCAGTTGAAGGAGAAAGAAGAGCTAAACGTACAGACTATGACACTACAGAAGTTATACCTGTATCTGATCCTAATGCTGCAACAATGTCACAGAAAGTGGTGCAATATCAAGCAGTTATGCAGTTAGCTCAAGCTAACCCAAACATTTACGACATGGTTGAATTAAATAAACAAATGTTAGAAGTACTAGGAGTTAAGAATATTGATAAGTTAATTCCTGCGGGAGATGAGGCAAAACCAACAGATCCTATTTCAGAAAACATGAATTTATTAAATGGTAAACCACTAAAAGCATTTATCTATCAAGATCATGAAGCACATTTACAAGTACACATGTCTTTCAAAGATGATCCAATGTTAGCACAGATTGCAGGACAAAGCCCTAGAGCAGCTCAAATTAACGCTGCATTAGAAGCTCACATAGCAGAACATTTAGCTTATCAATATCGTAAAGAAATGGAAGAACAACTTGGTGTACCATTACCTGCACCAGATGAAAGACTTCCTGAAGAAGTTGAACTTGAAGTATCTCGTCTTGCTGCAGAAGCAGGCGCTAAACTATTACGTAAAAATCAAGCTCAAATTGCTCAACAACAAGCTCAAGCAGAAATGCAAAATCCTCTCACACAAATTCAAATGCGTGAATTGGCTATCAAAGAAAGAGAAACAGAAATTAAAGCTAATAAAACAGCAGCTGATATTGAGATGGAAAAACAAAGACTTGAAATTGAGAAACAAAGAATTGACTCACAAGAAAGAATTGCTGGAGCTAATTTAGGAGCTAAAGCAGTAAGTGAGAAAAACAAACTTGCTTCTGAACAGTTAGTACAAGGAACAAAACTGGGCATAGAAGCGGTGCAAAAAAATAAAGAAATTCAACTAAAAGAAAGAAAGGAATAGCATGATAGAAAGTACGTTAAAACTTCTAGCTGAGAGGTTAGAGGATGAACGCAAAATTATTTTAGAAAATTTAGGTGACGGAGTAGCAACAGATTTTGCTCATTACCAACACAGTGCTGGCATAGTTCGAGGTCTTATGATAGCGCAAAGACATATAGCAGACCTTGCAAAAAATATGGAGGAAGATGATGAGTAATATCATTACGCCGAGTAAAACAATCGTAGACTTCAAAGGCAAGAAAGTCACAGCTGAAGAAGAACCTAAACAAGAACAAAAACCTACTCAATTACCAGAAGTTAAAGGGTACCGCATTTTATGTGCATTACCTCAAGTTGATGATAAATTTGAGAGTGGAATTATCAAAGCAGATAAAACAAAACATATTGAAGAACACTCAACTGTAGTTTTATTTGTGATGAAATTAGGAGATATGGCTTACGCAGACAAAGACAGATTTCCTACAGGCCCTTGGTGTAAAGAAGGTGACTTCGTAATCACTAGAGCATATTCTGGAACTCGAATCAAGATACATGGAAGAGAGTTTCGCATTATTAACGACGATACCGTAGAAGCAGTGGTCGATGACCCACGTGGATACGAACGCGCATAAGGAGAAGAAGTATGGTAAAGATTGTAAATGAGATTCCTGCTGAACTTGAAGATGAATCTACGGAAGTAGAAATAACGTCTAAAGAGGATAAGCAAGATTATGAAGAAGCAGCGAAAGCTAAAAAAGAAGAAGCTAAACCTAAACAAGAAGAATTTGATTTTGATTTAGAAATAGAGGACGATACTCCTCCAGAAGATAGAGGTCGCGAACCTTTACCTGAGGATATAAAAAAAGAGCTAGATGAAGATACTTTAGAAGATTATTCTGAAAGAGTAAAAAATAGAATGGCTCAACTTAAAAAGGTTTGGCATGATGAAAGAAGAGCTAAAGAAGCGGCTGCTCGTGAAAGAGAAGAAGCTATTAAATATGCTCAATCTATCATTGAAGAAAACAGAAAACTTAAGTCTACTTTAAGTGTAGGAGAGCAAGATTACCTAAAAACATTAAAAGATGCTTATGAAAAAGAGTTATTAATAGCTAAAAGAGATTATAAAGATGCTTACGATTCAGGTGATTCTGAAAAAATAGTAGAGGCTCAATCTAGAATGAATGAGGCTTCTTATAAATTACAGAATGCATTAGGCATGAAACCTCAATATCAATCACAAGAAGCTTTACAAACTTCTCAAAATAGAGGACAATTAGAGCAACAAATTAATTCACAGTACAATATCCCAAAACCAGATGAAAAAGCCACTCGGTGGCAAGAAAAAAACACCTGGTTTGGTCAAGACCCAGAAATGACAAGTCTTGCACTTGGACTGCATGAGAAATTAGTAAGGTCAGGTGTAAGCCCGACTAGTGAAGAATACTACCGTCGTATTGATGATACGATGCATAAACGATTCCCAGAATACTTTGGGGAAACTGATTCGTTGGAAGAGGATAAACCTGCCCAACGCAAACCATCGACTGTAGTTGCTCCGGCTACGCGTAGTACCGCGCCTAAAAAAGTACGACTAACTAAAACACAATTAGCATTAGCTAAGAAGTTTAAGTTAACACCGGAACAATATGCAAGAGAACTTTTAAAAA